TCCCTTGAATATCGTACTCTTTAGCAGATAGAGCGTCTAGCATCTTGCGAGCCTTAGCGCCGCCATCCTTAACGTTAGACTTCATGCTCTCATCGGAAACTTGTTGCCCAAAGGCACCACCAAGTTGACCGCCTGCCGACATGGTTGCCATGCCTACAGCAGGGATACCAGAGAGGAAGCCTAGCGCCCCTAATCCAGTCCCGATAGCACTACCAATACCTCCGCCGAACATTGCATCACGCTCTTCTTCTGCGGCTTTTTTAGCCAGCTCCTCTTGGTATTTGTTAATCTCACCTTGAGTTTGCAGTTGATTCATCATGTCGTCTGCTTGGCGAATCCTTGCTAGGTCCGCTGCCCCTGCTTGAGCCGCCGCCTGAGCCCCTGTAGCGCCCACCGCCCTTTGAGCCGACTGTAATGCTGCACCTGCAAAAGGACCTCTAGCAGCAGCGCCTACGCCCATTTGAGCGCCTGCGATTTCTCGCTGTTGTCTCATGATGTCTTGCGCTGCTTGGCTTCTACGATCACGTCGCCTGAGATCACGCGCTTCTCGCCCAAGCCGCATAAACTGCTCAAGCATCGGACCCTCAAGACCTGAGTCTTTGCCCCTAGCACGTAGCGATTCTTGATTGCGATATGCGTTGTTTGTGATGCCCATGTAAGCAGGCTGATTGCGGGAAACCTCTTGCTGGATTTCTTGATCGGTCGGATTGCCTGTAATCTCTTCTACTCGCTCTGCCATTTTAAAATCCTCCCATTTGTAAATCCTCAAGCATTTTGTAAAACATCATGTCGTCTGCTTGGCGAATCTTTGCTGGGCTTGGGTTAAATCCAGGAAGTGCCCGTTCTCTCTCAAGAAATCTTGACCGAGCCGAACTTAATTCAACCGCATGAGGCACCGTCGTAGAGGCTTTATTTTCAGCGATAATCCGCTGAAGCGCCTCCTGACCAGGGTCATAATCCGGGTTGGCGTTAAGAAAGTCGACCGCGCCCTCGACACCACCTTTGGCCTCAGCAGCCGCCAAACCTTCAGCTAGCGCATTTTGTTGCGCCAGGTAATCACCATATTGAGAAGCAAAAACACTGGCCGTACCAAGGCCAGCGTCAAACATATTTCTAATTTGTTGAGTCTTTTTTTGATAATCCTGAATGCGCTTTTGTGCTTCACCCGCTGCTACTACATCACCAAGTCTTTTGCGTCGAGCAAAGTCCGCCTGCGCCTGCTGCGCTTCCCTTGCTTGAGCCTGTTGTCCGGCACCTTGCAAAATTTGTTGAGCCATACGGCCACGCTGAAGCTCATCAACAGTGCCAGTGGATTGCTGCCTTGCCAGTTCTTCAGCAGCCTGCGCCGCGATAAGTTGTGCTTCTGGATCCATGATTGCTCCTTACGATGGGGCGATGGTTTGTGCTGATGGCAGCTTAAAGGTTCCTGGGCGAGCGCCAATCTCAAGAGCTAAACCATTAAGGGTGATTGCTGAGTTTGTCCCTACGGCGAGAAGTCGTACCTGAACAGCTCGGCATTTTTGATTTGATAAATGAACGCGAAGATTCTCTGGTGCATTGGGCATTGCAGCTAAATCATGCTGCTCTGTAAATCCTTTGTAATCGAAAGCTAATCGAACAGACAACGCTACAGTGCCTGAGTCCTTGGCGGTGTATAGAATCATCGCTCGATAAACTCTTTGAGCACCTTGAATGCCGTTGATGCTTATCGGCATAAACAAAACGTCCATATTGTAGGCAGATGCCGAAGACCCACCGGAATCAAGCGGCGTGGTTGTGTCTTGATAGACAGTCGCAGATTGTCTTCGTATCGGGGAATCATCTGATAAAATGTAATGGCTATCTTCTGCGCTTGCCCCTGTCTCACTATAGTTGATTTGATCAACGATATGCTCACCAAGTTCCCAAACACTCCACTGCTTATAAAATGTGTTAAAACAACATATTTTAGAACTAGAAGTTGTAATAGCTGGCTGAACAAGAAATCTAATTTCATTGTTGTGATCAAAGACATCAATGCTTTTAACAACGCCTAATGCAATTGTATCCTCGACTGGAGCGCCAACGTATTCAACCCCTCCATTTGGGGTCACCAAATAAACACCTCTGTCTGTTGCGTAAAATGTACCAAATGCGTGCGACAAGTGGGCGCTGCCAGGAACTAAGCCTTGACCATTTCCCAACAACACAGGCTGACTAAAAGCCCCCTGCCCTAGCGCGTTAGGCCCATCTCCGCTCACCGCAAAGACTGAGCTTCTTGTAAATAAACACAAGAAGTTTGAATTGGATTCTACGCCCGTGATGTCACCAGAATCTCCGGGAACGTCGATTACAAACTGCGGCACAGGAAAACCTGGCGCAGTTGCTTGACGCACAGGCTTTGAGAATCTCACAAATTCTGTAGGAGTCGCAAGAAAGACTCTGCCCCTGTGCTCGGTGATATCTGTGATTGATCCTGGCTGACTGTTGTCAAGAATACCGCCTGTCGTATAAATTACTGGAGCAGAATCAAACACGTCTTGCACTTCGCCAAAATCAAAAAAAGTAAAGTCTCGCTGAGATTCATCTAATATGGCGGTCTTTACTTTTTTCAACAAAGTGCCATCCCCGGAGGGCGTGGTTCTATACATTGTAACGCGTATAGATCCTCTTTTGAGACTTACATCGCAGCCGTAAACCTTCGCGCAGATAGCGGTCTTATCTGCCGTGGTGTCAACTTGCACTTGCGGAGTTGTGACTGACTCATGAATGTTATTAAGAGAGTCAATAAACTCATACACGAAAGAGTAGCTGTAGGTTTTTGAGGCAATAAGGCTTGACCCAAAATTGGTTGCAATCGCAGTTAAAGTCCGAATCTCAGGATGCTCATAAAAGCCATTTTCAACAAGGGTGTTGCCATCGTAAGAACACAAAACACCGCCGCCAACTAAGAATTGAGAGCCAATGTCAGCGCCGGGTAAAGACCTGTCAGGCAATGGATCAAGCTCAGAGACACCTACAGAGTAGAATTGATCACTACCAACCTGACTTGCTAAACTACTATCTTCCGAATCAGTGTAGGTATTGCCGTCAGCAACAAGTATGTTTGAGCCAAAAATAACATTAGTAGATCTTTTACCATAACCACTTGGTAATACTGTTTGAACCTTTGAGACGCCATCAAACATCTTCATGTTGTTGCGATAAATACTCTCGTAATCAGACGCAAAGTTCAGAGAAGAAGCACCGGTTGGAGTGCACGCGAGTAACCTACCCTCTGTGTCTATCAATGCGTTAAAGGAGTTGAAGCTGCCAGTGTTTCCATTTGTTCGAGAAACATTTACCAACGTCTTCAAGCCAACACCTGTTGCATCCGTAAGTAAAGAAGTGGATGAAAACTCTCTAAAGCTATCTGAGATCAATGATGCGTTTTTGCAGATTGACACAGGAGTGCCGCCCGCTGTCCTGGTCGCGTTTATGTAAAAAACCTCGTGCTCCGGAGTTCGAAGCAACTCGTTGTCTTCGTCGAAAGTAACGCTAATCGTATAAGATCCCCCGAGTTCAGCGTTTATTGCAGTTTCAAAGGCTGTTTGCGTGTTGGTTCCGGCATCAGTAAAGCCACTACCAGGCTCTATGATTGAAAAAACCGGCGCAACACCACCTACGCCTTTCTTATAGTAAATAACCGCGCTAGCTCCTGCCTCCTCAGCCGACAGTGGCGCTACCGTGGGTGGGGCAACAACCAAAAGACCTTCTTTTGCTGCAACTGTACTAGTAGATGAAGTAGTTATTTCTTTAATACCGTAAGACTGCTTTGACCCAGTTGGGTAGAGAAAAGAAGCACTGCCCCTATTGGTATTATGAATAGTTGTCGAACCACCGCTTGTCGTAAAGCCAAAATGAGACACTGTAGTTAAAAATATATCTGCTGCATTTGTGCCAGTAAGACTTTGCGTTGAATTAACCAAAGTCCGATACTCAAGAGCCGAATTTGTAAGCGGGTTATTAGATGCGAACGCTGACAAGTTATTACGCATGAACCTGTATACAACTTCATAGTTGTCAGCCTTCCCTGACATTTGTCGCGTAAACGCAACCATCAAAGGGTGACCACTAGAGGCAAGCGAATTTTCTGGGTCGTCGTATCTAACTGTTATTGCTACAAAGTTTCCAGACCCAAAGCCGAGTGCTCGCTCTGTCTCAATAGCAGTTGATCTCGGAGTCCCGGACTCCTTAGTAACGTCAACTTCATTCAATGCATCCCAATTTGAAGCATAATTAGAAAAGTCGTACTGATAAACTTTTGCCGTGTCAGTAGAAACACTTCCTGAATTATAATTGTAGATGCCCACATACAGGTTTGTTTTTGTGGTGTTTACGTCAACGCCAATACTAGGACAGTTTTGATGAGCGTTTAAGTCTGCCGAAGATGTATCTCTAAGAGTGCACCAACTTACGCCAGTAAGCAGGGGTGGGTTAGACCCGGAAAAGTCAAACCGCTTAGCCTTTATTTTTACCGCGCCACCTGAGTTTGTCGTGTGGCTCGCAATGACATAAACTTTGCTTGAGGAGTCTTCGGTAAGATGCACCGAAGGGAGAGTTGAAACTTCTTGGTAAAATCCGCCATTTGTTGCTCTTGCAAATGATCCAATGGAGGTTGGGGCCCTGTAGAATGCACCGCTTGCAACTTCGCGAACCGCCATCATGATTTCAAAAGTATCGCCTGATGCCGCTCTTGCTGGCGTTGTTTCGACATATACAATGATGTCATAATCAACGCTGCTAAGAGTTTTTCTAATTACGTTTACTTGGCTTACTTTTTTGTTTGATGGTGTAAAAACCGAATTGTTTGCGTAAGTGCAATCAAGCAAAAACTCAACTGGCTTCATATTGCTCGCGCCAACTTTGTTGTAGAGCATTTGGCCATCTGCCATCAAAAGCGAATCTTTGAACTTGTGAAGCCTTACGCCTCTTTTTGTGTTTGTAGATGATGTTACTATGCCACTAAATGGGCTGCTTTGATCGCCAACAGTGCCTGATGAGTTTCTAAAATTCTCAAAACCGTGTCGTTTTTGCACTTCGCCTGTTTTATTGAAAACAACGTTTTTTGCGCTTTCAACACCTCCGGGCTGAGATGCCGGTAGAGAAGTTTTCTCATCCGACCCCTTGAGCATTGGAAACGAGATAGTTTGTTTTTGCAGTGCCATTAAAATACCCAAAAAGTAACTGTAACATCAGCAGAGCATCTTACCTTAAACTCGCGAGATAAATTGCCACCAACACCTGAGGCATCAAACACGCTTGAGTCAGCACTCATACGGACAGGAATATAACCGGTGATAGGTCTACCTAATGTGTGTCCAACGACGTTATCTTGCCCGCTCTTAAGGTCAATATCCTCAATCAGAGCACCATCTAAAATAACGCTTTTAGTTACGGAGTCAGCAAATTTCTGAATGCCGCCCTGCAACCCAAGTAAACCCTGGGGCAAATGAAACTGGCTTTGAAATTTATTAGCCATGCCTCACCCCTAGTAGCGAAGAATAAAATCGTTTCTGAATCGACCCTTGCGAATATCGCGAATTGCAAACGAACCGCTAGCATCACGCGGCGATATAGCTCGAATAATACGACTGGCGAGTTGCTGACGCTCACGCTCAAGAGCAGAAATGTCAGACTCCTCTTTCATCAACATACGGATTGCTGTCGCCACAACCAC